TTGCAGGTTAAAGGCTTACCGCCAAAAGACCTGTATAAAGTATTAGATACATTAGCCGAGTACAATCATGTAATGCAAGGTGGGTTAGGTTTATATAACACATTTGTACATTACGATATACGAGGAACAAAAACAAGGTGGGACAACACAAATAAATAGCTATGGCAAAAAAATCTAAATCGCAGCAAAATGCTGCTTACGAAAAACAAAACCGTAAAATGCGTAAAGAGAATCCAGGGATGGGTAAACGATTAACTAGCGGAAAAAACCCTAGGCGAGTAAGCTTTGCGTGTAGATTTGCGGGTATGAAAGGCCCGATGAAAAAACCTAATGGTGATCCTACTAGAAAAGCATTTGCTTTAAAAAAATGGGGGTTTGGCAGCGTGGGTGCCGCTTCAAGCTTTTGCCAGTCAAATAAAAAAAGCTAGCAGAATGAAGGATAAAAAAAGCAATTGTGGGTGCCTTAGCAAATATATGAAAACTGCGCAGACAGGAACTAAAGGGTCTAAAGGCCGAAACGGATGGGATGCAAAGCCTGTATTTAGAATAACTAATCCACGCAGTCGATGAAAGCTAAAAAGAAAACAACTCCTTGTTGGAGAGGATATATAAAGCAAGGCACAAAAAAGAAAGGCGGAAAAACCGTTAATAATTGTGTAAAGAAAAAATAACAGAATAGGACTGTATAAACCTAAACCAAAAACAAATATAAACGACTAAAAACTCAAAAAAATTATGTCACAAAGATTAATTATCAATTTAGTAAACGGAACAGGGGTTGCTTCCGGAGTAAAAAAAGCAGTATTCAACGCGGATGATATTTTTTACGCTTCTGCAGTTCCAGACGGCTTCACAGACGACAAAATAAACTTATATACGTCAGAAGGTAAATACTTTATTTTAACCTGCGCTAGTACCAGCGTAACTGATTCTGTAGTAGTAGCTATTAACAATGCATTAATATCAAACCCTGGAGGTAGATTAGTGGAAGCTCAAGTTGGACAAAACGTTTTAACGGTTAGCGATTTAATAAGCTAACATGAAGCCTAAAGGACTAGGAGATAGCATACCTATAGCCTAATCATTATTAACTCCGCGAAGTAAAATTCGCGGGGTTTTTATTAAACAAAGAATATGAGCAAAATAATTTCATGGTTAACAGGAGGGCTTATTAAAGAAGTCGGATCTGTGATCGATAGTCTAACGACTACAAAAGAAGAGAAGCTTGAGATTAAAAAACAATTGCAAGTAATTCTTGAAAAAGCAGAGGCTAACGCACAAGTGGAAGTTACTGCGAGGTGGAAGTCGGACATGAGTTCGGATAGCTTCCTTTCTAAAAACATTAGGCCAATGGTATTAATATATCTTACCTTTATATTTTCGGTATTAGCATTTGCTGACGGAAATATTGGTCACTTTCAAATAGCAGCAGAATATATACCTATATTCCAAACGCTATTAGTTACAGTCTACGGCGCTTACTTTGTAGGTAGATCGTGGGAAAAAAGTAGAAAAATAATGAATAACAAAATAAAAGAATAATGGGACAATTTGGAAATCAACCGGATTTTGGAACGCAAGCAGCGGCTGTAACACCTAGTAACACAATATCTTATGCAACTAACTTAAACCAGGCTTGCCTATATGTAGGTGTAGCCGGAGATATTAAAGTAATTTTATCCGGGGTAGTTAATCCAGCAGGAGGTTTTCCAACAGCTGCTCAAGCGGTAACATTTAAAGCTGTGCCAGCGGGATTTATCTTGCCTGTTATAGTTGATTATGTATTAGCAACAGGAACTGATGCAGGTGCAGGTGATCTTATAGCGCTAAAGTAACATGAGCAATGCAATAGAAGAATAAAACAAGTTTTTAAAAAAAACGTGTGATTATATAATAAAATCAAATCTTATGAAAAATTTATTTATCACACTATGTTTAGTTTTAACGTCATTAACATTAACAGCTCAAGAAGCATTTAATGGAATATGGAAAACTGAAGGAAGCAATTACTTAAAAACAATACTTGCGTCAGATTACGCGGTACTACAATGTTTTAATACCTCTTTTGAAGAATACGATGTTATAACCGAAGAAATATTTGATGAGGGAGTAACAAGTTTTATAACAAAGCTACATAACCCAGACAACGGGTACAGAGTGACAATAGAATACACACTTATAACCAGGGATTCAATTTCTACAAAATACACAGGCGACGTTCGCGGAACTTACGCTTTAACGCGATTATACTAAAACAAAAATTATGGCATACAAACAAGAATTCGGAAGAGCACCGGTTACCAATAAAATGGTAGATGAAATTACAGGTGGATATCAAAACGGAGAAGACAAAAAGAAGAAGAAAAAAGTTAAATCCTTTGATACTGAAACAAAGGAAACATCTAGTATAGATGTGGTTTCGGGTGCTCCCGCGGACAAGTTGTCAAAGCAAGTTGGCAACGCAATAGATTTTGGATCACAAAGCCAATCTACTAGCGGTAAAAAAGGAAACCTTACGAGCGGAACTAATGCTAACACAATGGCTAGTGCTTCCACTTACGGCAATCTTCCTAAAGGATTCAAAGGTAGAGCTTTTGACAAAAGCAATAAAATAGTTGACTTTTCAAATAGTAATCAAGACAAAAGAAGAGGCGAAAAATTTAGAGTTTATAAATAAATAATTAACAATTAAATTAAATCAAATGAGTAAAGTAAAAGAAATGAAATCAAAAGTAAACGCTATTACAGCAGAGGAATTAGGCAACATTAAAGAACTTCAAGGGGAACTGCAATCGTACCTAGCTAATATAGGTGTGTTAGAGGTTCAAAAAGCTAAAGCTATATACCAAGTTAATGTACTTGAAAAAGGTATGGACGAAGCTAAGAAAGACATTGAGGCTAAGTACGGGCCAATTAATATTAACCTTGTAGATGGAACTTTTGAAGAGATTGTACCAGAAGCAGTTGTAGAGTAATATTATGGATAGTATTATAAGAAAGATTAGTATCGGGGCTGACTATAAAAACGAAGCAATGCATTACTCTGTTAAACAGACAGTTTACGGCGGTCACGAGATCTCTCACATACTATTTGAAGAGTCTGATAATTCTTATAATATATTTATAAAAAAAGTAGACGAGATAATGCCATGGAAGAAATTTAACTCTAACATGGCAATATCCGTTGAATATGACTTAGAATATTAATGCGGAGTGTATATGACTTTATCATAAAGCCGGTAGGCAAAAGGTATGATAACGAGGTAAAGGTTGGAGAGCATACCCTTATAACAAACAGCTCTATAGAAAGCTTTAAGCATGTTAATAATATTGCTGAGGTAGTTGAAACACCAGTTGCATTTGCAACCCCTATAAGGAAAGGTGATTTGATTATGGTGCATCACAATGTATTCAGGGTATTTTACGACATGAAAGGAATCAAAAAGAACAGTAGGTCTTTCTTAAAAGACGACTTATTTTTTTGTGCGGTTGATCAAGTGTACTTGTATAAAAGAACGGATACTTGGAAATCATTCGGAGATAGATGCTTTGTTGCACCTGTCAAGAATAAAGACCTTTTAAGCACAGATAAAGTAGCTGATCTTATTGGTATACTTAAAATAGGTAATAGCTCCTTAGAGGAGTCTGGAATCAATCCAGGAGACATAGTTGGGTTCACACCAAATAGCGAATGGGAATTTGTTGTAGACAATCAGATTATGTATTGTATGAAATCAAATGATATTGTTATAAAGTATGGACTCGATAGAAACGAAGAAGAATATAATAGCCGCTGGGCGACTAGCGATTGAAGAATTAGTAAAGGTAGCAAAAGAAAAGATCGTTGACTCAGAAGAGGATATCTCAGCTGACAGACTTAAAAATGCTGCCGCTACTAAAAAGTTATGTATATTTGATGCTTTTGAAATTCTTACAAGAATTCAAGAAGAGGAAAGTATGATAAACGAATCGTCAAGTGCTTCAACTAAACCTGCTTTTAAAGGGTTTGCAGAATCGAGATCTAAATAATGGCATATCAACAGGAATTATACCGGATAGCCAAAGACTACGTTAAGCCGCAAGCAATTAAGAAAAAGAATCGCTACGCTAAATGGGAGTATGGTTACGACAAAGAATACGATCTTGTTGTAATAAGTAGAACAGGCAAGATAGGAGATATATATGTTATTGGTGATTTACATATCGCATTACCTTTACTAGAGGACAAACTCAGTAAGGGAATTAATAAGTGGGTGCCAAAAGAATACCCAAAAGAATTAAGTAAAATTAAAAGCGAAGCGGATTGGGAAAAGTATCCAACTGCATTTAAAGAAAAGTGGTATGGATATATTGACACAGAGTTTAACAGGCGCGAAGAAGGTTTTTGGTTTATTAACAAAGACCAGCCTACTTATATTACTGGTACTCATTACATGTACCTGCAGTGGTCCAAGATTGACGTTGGGCACCCAGACTTTAGAGAATCAAACAGATTGTTCTATCTTTTTTGGGAAGCTTGCAAAGCAGACAGAAGAAGCTACGGCATGTGCTACCTTAAGAACAGAAGATCAGGCTTTTCTTTCATGGCCTCAGGAGAGACCGTTAACCAAGGCACAATATCTACGGATGCTAGATTTGGCATACTGTCCAAGTCTGGACCCGATGCAAAGAAGATGTTTACAGACAAAGTTGTTCCGATATCGGTTAACTATCCATTCTTCTTTAAACCAATACAAGACGGAATGGACCGCCCGAAAACAGAGCTTGCATACAGAGTACCGGCCTCAAAGCTTACAAGGAGGAAACTCGATTCAAACGAGAAACTCCAGGAAATTACAGGTCTCGACACAACGATCGACTGGAAAAACACCGGGGACAACTCTTACGATGGAGAAAAACTAAAGCTATTAGTACACGATGAAAGCGGTAAGTGGGAAAGGCCTACTAACATTCTTAACAACTGGCGAGTTACAAAAACTTGCTTAAGATTAGGTAGCCGTATTATCGGGAAGTGTATGATGGGCTCAACCTCAAATGCATTAGACAAAGGAGGTAAAAACTTTAAAAAATTATATAACGATTCAGACGTTACAAAAAGAAATAAGAATGGGCAAACAAAAAGCGGATTGTATAAGCTTTTTATACCGATGGAGTGGAACTATGAAGGATTCATTGATGAACACGGTTGGCCGGTTTTTGACGTACCTAAGAAAGATATTCTTGGTCCTCAAGGTGACATTATTGATGAGGGCGTCATTGATCATTGGGAAAATGAAGTTGAAGGATTAAAAGACGATCCGGATGCGTTGAACGAATACTATCGTCAATTTCCAAGAACAGAACAGCACGCTTTTAGAGATGAGTCTAAACAATCGTTATTTAACTTAACTAAGATCTATCAACAGATAGATTACAACGATGAGTTAAAAAACAATACAATGGTCACGAAAGGAAACTTTCAATGGGAGCACGGTATTAAAGACACAAAAGTAATGTTTTACCCGAACAAAGATGGTAGATTTTATATTACTTGGGTTCCTAATCAAGAACAACAGAATAACATAATAATAAAGAATGGTATTAAATATCCAGGAAACGAGCACATGGGAGCTTTTGGCTGTGACAGTTACGACATTAGTGGTGTTGTGGGTGGTGGTGGCTCTAACGGAGCACTTCACGGATTAACTAAATTTTCAATGGAGGACGCACCTCCTAATCATTTCTTTTTAGAATATATAGCTAGGCCATCAACAGCCGAGATGTTTTTTGAAGATGTGTTAATGGCTATGGTGTTTTACGGAATGCCGATATTATGTGAAAATAACAAACCTAGACTGCTTTACTACTTAAAGCGTCGAGGATACAGAGGTTTCAGTATTAATAGACCAGATAGATCTTACAATAAGTTATCTGTGTCAGAACGAGAAGTAGGCGGCATACCTAACTCAAGTGAAGATATTAAGCAGGCGCACGCCTCGGCAATTGAAACCTATATAGAAGATTTTGTTGGTCAAACAAAAGAAGGGTACGGTGATGTTTATTTACAAAGAACATTAGAAGACTGGGCCAAGTTTGATATAAACAACAGGACAAAGCATGATGCATCAATAAGCTCCGGCTTAGCTTTAATGGCATGCAACAAACATAGATATAGTCCCAAAGGAGCTATTACAACAAAGAAATATTCCTTAGGGTTTAAGAAATACGACAATAAAGGAACCACCTCAAAAATAATGCAATAGATGAATGTAAGTACAAATACTAATAGTCCATTTCCTGATCAGGTAGTAAGTGATGCTGAAAAAGCAACACTAGAATACGGATTACAGGTTTCTCGTGCTATTGAGCAAGAGTGGTTTAATTACGGAGGAGCAGGTTCAAATAGATATCTAACTAACTGGAATAACTTTCATAACCTTAGACTATATGCTAGAGGTGAGCAAAGTGTTCAAAAGTACAAAGATGAATTAGCTATTAACGGCGATTTATCTTACTTAAATTTAGACTGGAAACCAGTACCTATACTATCAAAGTTTTCAAACATTGTAGCTAACGGTATTACTCAAAAGCAATACGACATATCAGCTTACTCACAAGACCCCGATTCTTTAAAGAAAAGGACGGATTATGCTGAAAACATGCTTTTCGATATGCTCACAAAGAAGACCCGGGCTATAGCAGCTGCTGTAATAGGAACGGATCTAAGCAGATCGGGAATGTCTGATGCGGAGCTTCCGGAATCCATGGAGGAAAGAGATTTACACATGCAGCTTAAATACAAGCCTGCTATAGAAATAGCGGAAGAGGAAGCTATTAACACTGTGCTAGCGACTAACGAGTATCACCTGACAAGAGCTAGGGTAAATCAAGATTTAGTTAACATCGGAATAGGTATAACTAAAACGTCGTTCAACCCAGCGGAAGGTATAGTTGTTGATTATGTGGACCCGGCTTATTGCGTATGGTCTTATACAGAAGATCCGAACTTTGACGATATATATTATGTAGGAGAGGTTAAATCTATCACCATACCTGAACTTAAAAAAGAATTCCCTTACATATCTGATGAGGAATTAGAAAGAATTCAAAAAATGCCAGGCAATCGTAGAATGATACGAGGCTTTGAAAACTACGACTATAATACTGTACAAGTATTATACTTTGAGTACAAAACTTATACGGACCAGGTATTTAAAATAAAAAGAACGGACAATGGCCTTGAAAAAGCTATTGAAAAAACAAACGAATTTGATCCGCCTCCAAATGACAACTTTGAAAGAGTATCAAGGTCGATTGAAGTATTGTATCAAGGCGCTAAAATAGTAGGCACGGACATTATGCTAGAATGGAAACTAGCCGAAAACATGACTCGCCCAATGGCTGACACCACAAGAGTGGAAATGAGTTACTCTATAGCTGCTCCTAGAATGTACAAAGGAGTGATACAATCGCTTATAAGCAAATGTATTGGGTTTGCTGACGTAATACAATTAACACATTTAAAAATACAGCAGGTGCTATCTAGAATGGTTCCTGATGGAATATTTTTAGATATTGATGGTTTAGCAGAAGTTGATTTAGGTAATGGTACAAATTATAACCCGGCGGAAGCACTAAACATGTATTTCCAAACAGGTTCAGTTGTTGGTAGGTCAATGACGCAGGACGGAGATATGAACAGAGGCAAGGTTCCTATACAGGAACTATCAAGTTCTTCTGGTATATCTAAAATACAATCTTTAATTACCGCATACAACTATAATATGCAAATGATTAGGGATGTTACTGGGCTGAATGAAGCCAGGGACGGAGCAATGCCGGATCCTAATGCTTTAGTTGGTTTGCAGAAAATGGCAGCAAATGCGTCTAACACCGCTACTAAGCATATACAGGATGCTAGCATACAATTAACGCTAAGTACTTGTGAAAACATTTCGCTTAAAATAGCTGATGTGTTAAGCTTTCCTCTTACTAAAAACTCCTTAATGAATAGCGTATCTACTTTTAATGTAGAGACTTTAAAAGAAATTGAAAACCTCAATCTGCATGACTTTGGTATATTTCTAGAAATGGAACCAGACGATGAAGAAAAAGCGGAGCTGCAAAAGAATATACAAATAGCCTTGCAAACAAAAGAAATTGATATTGAAGATTCGATTGATCTTAATCAAATAAAAAACCTTAAGCTAGCTAATCAAATGCTAAAGCTAAAGCGTAAGAAGAAACAGGAAAGGGAGCAAGCGCTGGTTCAGCAAAATATACAAGCACAGGCTCAAGCAAATGCGGAAGCATCTGAAAAGGCTGCAATGGCTGAGGTGCAAAAGCAACAAGCAATGACTGCTGAAAAGGTAGCAATTGAACAGGCCAAATCAAACTTTGAAATGCAAAGAATGCAGGCCGAAGCGCAGATTAAAAAAGAGTTAATGGCAACTGAGTTTCAATACAACTTAAAGCTTGCGCAAATGAAAGCTCAAGAAATAAAAGCTAAGGACGCACAAATAGAAGATCGTAAAGACAAAAGAATTGAAAAAGAAGGATCACAACAAAGCCAGCTAATAGAGCAAAGGCAAACGCAGGGATTGCCAAAAGACTTTGAGTCCGCGGGCAATGATAACCTAGGTGGATTTGACCTATCTCAGTTTAATCCGCAATAAGTACCTATTTAATAATTATATAATATCATATCATGAGTGAAGTAAAAACAGAAGGGTCTTTTAAGATCCAAACAAAACCAAAGCTTACTGAGGAGCAAATAGCGGCTAGAAACAAGGAGCCTCTGATAGACGTTCCAAGTAATGTAACTAGAGTAGTAATACCTAAAGAAGAAAAAGATGCCGTTCAAAAGCCAAGCACAGAAGAAGTGGATGTGGATGAATCAGCCGGAGATAGCCCAACGATGGTCGGAGAAGTACCCGAGCAAGTCATCACAGAAGTTACCGAAGAAAGTAAGCCAAAAGAAGAAGTAAAGCCGGCTATAGCGCAACCTGAGTTGCCTGAAAACATTACAAAGTTAGTTGATTTTATGCGTGAGACCGGAGGAACCATGCAAGATTACTTAAGGCTAAATACTAATTACGACGATGTAGACCGTGACGTATTAGTAAAAGAATATTACAAAAACACTAAGTCCCACTTAAGTGCAGAAGAAATCGAGTTTATGATCGAGGACAACTTTGCATTTGACGAAGACCTAGACGAGGAGCGAGATATCCGTAGAAAAAAACTCGCATATAAAGAAGAGGTTGCAAAAGCCCGTATGTTTTTAAATGAGACCAAGGATAAGTACTACGACGAAATCAAGTTGAATTCGCCAACACTTACTGAGGACCAAGCTAAAGCATCGGACTTTTTTAATCGATATAAAGAGGACCAGGAAAGAAACGTCGCTAACCACGATAAGTTTAAAGCCAAGACTAATGAGTTACTTAATGAAAATTTCGAAGGTTTCGATTTTACATTGGGTGATAAAAAATTTAGATATGGCGTACAAAACCCATCACAGATAGCGGAAAAGCAGTCAGACATTAGTAACTTCATAGGGAAGTTTCTTGGGAAAGACGGCACGATTACAGATACCGCAGGGTATCACAAAGCATTATATGCTGGAGCAAATGCCGATAAAATGGCAAATCATTTCTATGAGCAAGGTAAAGCCGACGCAACTAGAGATATTCTATCCAAATCTAAAAACCCCTCGACGGGAGCAAGACAAGCTGCACCTGTTGAAGGAATTAAGTTTGGAGCATATAAAGTTAAATCTGTTTCTGGAGCGGACTCATCAAAATTAAAAATCAAAAAGTTTAAAAACTAAAAACAATGAGTTTATTACCACAATTTGGGAGTATGACCCCAACACAAGTACCGCAGTTACTTTCAACAAATTACTTGCAATGGAACAACAACGGTGGAGGAGCCGGTATTCCTGGAAACTTTGCTGACTTTGCACAGCAGTACCTACCAGAAATCTACGAAGCAGAAGTAGAGCGTTATGGAAACAGAACGTTATCTGGATTTTTACAAATGGTTGGTGCTGAAATGCCAATGACATCTGATCAAGTTATCTGGTCTGAGCAAAATCGTCTACACATATCTTACACGGGTGTTGTAGTTGATGCAGCAGGAACAGGATTTGTTATTCCTGTAGGAGTAGGAGTTACTAACGTTATATCTATTCAAGATACTATCGTTATTCTTGACCCAGCAACTGGAGTAGAAGCTAAAGGTATTGTTACTGCATCAGGTGCAGCGGCAGGAAACGGAACATTAACTGTACAACTTTACAGTGGAGTTACACCAGCAGTGGCATTTGGAGCTGCTCAGCCAGGTCTTAAAATATTCGTTTATGGATCTGACTATTCTAAAGGATCGCAAATAGGGGGAGCAACACCTAGAGTGAGCATAGAGCCTGTTTTAACGCAGTATTCTAATTCACCGATTATTATTAGAGATCAATATGTTGTGAACGGATCGGACACTGCGCAGATCGGATGGGTAAATGTAGCAACTGAAGACGGAACTGATGGATACCTATGGTACCTAAAGGCTGAGTCTGAAACACGTTTACGTTATGCTGACAAGCTAGAAATGGCTATGGTAGAAGGAGAGCTTAACTTGAATGCAGGTGCTGGCGCAAACCAAAACTTACTTCAGCCAGGAACAGAAGGTATGTTCGCAGCTATCCAAAGCAGAGGAAACGTAGAGACTGGATTTACAGCAGCAGGCGGTTTAACTGAATTTGATAACATTCTTAAGAATCTTGACACTCAAGGAGCTATCGAAGAAAACATGTTGTTTGTACAACGTCAGACTTCTTTAGACTTTGATGACATGCTAGCTGCAATTTCTGCAGGACCTGCAGGTGGAGTTGCTTACGGACTGTTTGAGAATTCTCAAGACATGGCCTTGAACTTAGGATTTAGCGGATTCCGCAGAGGATCTTACGACTTCTACAAAACAGACTGGAGATACTTAAATGACGCATCTACTCGTGGAGCGATCAACGGAGTTAATTCAATCGAAGGTGTATTAGTACCAGCCGGAACTTCAACTGTTTACGATCAAGTATTAGGAACAAATATCAGACGACCATTTTGTCATATCCGATATAGAGCTTCTCAGACTGATGACCGTAGAATGAAGTCTTGGTTAACTGGATCTGTAGGTGGAGCAGCTAGCTCAACTTTAGATGCAATGGAAGTAAACTTCCTATCTGAAAGATGTTTGATTACTCAAGCAGCTAACAACTTTGTATTATTCAAAGGAATCTAAGGATTCAAATGTAATTCTTACCCTCGTTGTATCAGCGGGGGTAATTATTACTTTTATCAATTATTAAATTATATTATATTATGGCGAATAAAAAACCAGCGACTAAAAAAGTCGAAAAAGTAGAAGAGGTTACGCAAGAGCAAGCAGCTCCAATGCCAGCCAAAAAAGTAGAACCCGCTAAACCGGAATGGGAAATTAAAGACAGAGTGTACTACCTAACAGGAAGACATACTCCTCTTACCCTAACAATACCAGGAAGGCACACTCAAAAACATGCATTATTGTATTTTGATAAAAAAGCAGGTAAACAAAAAGAAATTAGATATGCCACCAATCATGATTCTCCGTTTAAAGAAGAACAAGATGGCGAAGCTACGATGGGACATATCATGTTTAGAGATGGGGATTTAAAGGTTCCTAAAGAAAAACAAAACTTACAAAAGCTGTTGTCTTTGTATCACCCCTTAAAAGGGCGAGTATACGAGGAGTTTGATGCTGAGGAGGAAGCATACGATGATCTTGAAATGCTTGATATTCAAACAGATGCGGCTATTATTGCTAGGGAAATGGATGTTGACGAAGCCGAGGCAATACTTCGTGTTGAAATTGGTAGTTCAGTATCTAGCTTATCCTCTAAAGAAATAAAAAGAGACCTTAGATTGTTTGCTAGAAGTAATCCGGAATTATTCTTAGAGCTCGCTCAAGACGAAAACGTTGGATTGCGTAATACAGCAATCAAAGCAACCGAAGCAGGCATATTGGTTTTATCTCAGGATCAAAGAACATTTTCTTGGGGATCTAACGGAAGAAAGCTAATGAGCGTTCCTTTTGATGAGAATCCTTACTCTGCAATGGCAGCTTACTTTAAGACCGACGAAGGTGGCGAAGTATTTAGATCTAT